CAAGAACTAATTTTGCAATCTTTTTAGGAATAGGTTTTATCATCTTCCAATTTCTCCATCTATAATAGTATTATTTATGTGTTAAGAAACTTGGAAAACCGAAATCACCAAAAGGTTTATTTGTATTCAGAACATCTGCTTTTTGTTCTGCATCATCTTCAAAATTGTAAACCTTAATAATCTTTCTAGTAGGAAGTTCAATCACTTCCCACTTTTTAGTGTTCACATTAATGTCATGGTAATATTTTACCTTAGACCTTGATGTCCGAAAATTTGTCATATTTGCTAGTCTTTCCAGCAAATGGAGTGTTGTCGAATACAGGCTCTTCATTGATTTGTCCACTATCTACCAAGTCTCGTTGTGCTTCTTGTTCAACATCATACAGTCTCATTTTCGCTCTGTCAATACCTAATATAAATCTTTTATTCATAGTAGGGTCATTATATCTGTTCTTTAACTGTTTTACACAGATTTGATTGAGGTCTTCAAGTTCTTCTGTAGAGATGAGAGCAAACATAAGGTCAGCCGTAGCTGGTAGACCAAAACTCTCTGACGTATCTTCCAACCCAATGTCGCTTGAGACAAACCCCCCTCTAGTAGTTTGTGTCGCTGACATAATCGGTACGTTTGTTTCAACGGCAAGTCCTCTAAGTTCTTCTGCAATCGCTTTAATATAAAAGTATGAACCAACATTTGCATTTCCTTTAAACCTTGAAGACGCACATATATTCAGATAGTCAATAAAAATAATGTCTGGTTTGAAACTTCTTTTGAGTGCGAGTTCCTTAATCAGACTTCTAAAGTTTCCAACATGAGCAGACGCAGTTGGGTATTCTTTGACAATTAACTTTCCATTTGTCTTTTTGTTTATCTTTGTAAGATAACTTTCAAACATCTTTTTAGGGAGTGAGTGTAAGTCATCCATAGTTACATTCATTAAGTTTGCATCAATACGTTCTGCAATTCGTTCCTCTGCCATCTCTAGTGTGATGTACAAAACATTCTTACCTTGCATAAGTGTAGACGCAGCCATGTGACACATGAACAAAGACTTACCAACTCCAGTTCCAGCAAGTGCAATATTTAGTGTCTTTTGTGGTAAACCACCTTTCGTAATTTTGTTGAAGTAGTCCAAGTCAAATGGTATCTTTACCTCTTTCTTGTGATAGAACTCATATCTATCCAAACCATCTTCAACATAGTCGTGTCCTACTGATAGGTCAAATGATACAGCAAGTGCATCAGAAAGAATAGATGGAATAGCTTCTGGAGTTCTATTCTTATCTTTCCCATCAATAATACTTATTCCATCAAGAACAGCGTTGTATATGGCTTTGTCCTTGCAGAACTTTTCGGTTTCGTCATGTAACCATTGTAAGTCCACTTCAGTCTTATCAAGTGTACTAATGATATCCACAACTTTCTTATAGTCTTCATCATTAATATCTTTACGATTATCAATACCGATAGTTAGAGTTTCTTTTGTAGGTAGTGAATTGTACTTATCTAGAAACTTTTCAATCTCTTCAAATACAACCCTTTCATTACGGTTTGCAAAATACTCTGGTTTTATAAACGGTAGGACTTTTCTTGTATAATCCTCATTATAAATTAAGTGTGTGAGAGTTGTTCTCTCAATTGTCTGTGTTGACATATTGTAGTGTTCCATCCTTCAATTGTTTATCCATTATATCATAAAGTACGTCACCAATCAAGTCAAAAAAATCATCATTAAAATGTTCTTTTGCTAATCCATTTGAATCCAATATTTGCCATTCAAATTCTAATCGTAACTTACCATCTTCTTCGTGTGGTGTAACCCTACCATACTTATAGACTACACCTTGATAGAAACCAGCTTCTTTAGTTAGACCGATACCTTGCCACTTAGCATCTTTATTCTGAACTAACTTGTACTTCTTCTCTATTTCCATACTTGTACTCTTTCTCTGCACATTTATCTAATTGTTCCATAATATCTTCAGTAAAGAATTTCTCTGGATTATTATTGATTGTCTTACCAAAGGTTTTTGAACCATCTGGTAACTCAATACGAGTCGATACATTTTTAAATATATCATACTTTAATGCTAAGTCAAGTAGTCCGTAGTATTTATCCAAACCTTTATCGTAAGTCAATCGAACATCTACCATTTTATTTTCTACAGTAATTCTAGACTTATGATTCTTACAGTGAACAATATTACCAACAACCTCAGTACCATCTTTTTCTTTCTTCTTGGAAAGATAGATAATAGAAGAAGCAGCATACTTCAGACCAGAACCACCACCCATTTCTTTTTGGGGGAACATTGAACCCACAACATCATAAGTGTGATTAGTTACAACCATAGGAACTTTTGCACGACCAAGTTTTAAAGTCAATACACGAAATGCAGCTTTGAGTACTTGAGCACGAGTCATATCCCTAGTCTCTTTACCGTCAGCAGTATCCTCTACTTCTTTAGTAGTAGATAACATACCAAGTGAATCGAGACACAATAGAATAGGTTTTCTATCTTCTTCATTTTGTTCTAGATACTTATCCAACACTTTAAGTGATTGTGTTCTAAACTCTTGAACAGTAGTCACTGGAAACATCACCATTCTATTTGGGTCAATTCCTCTATCAACTACCATCTGTTTAGTAATTGCACTTTCTGATTCAAAGTAAATAACACCAGCATCTGGATTTGCATCCAGAAAGTTTTTAACCATACCCATAACAAAATATGTTTTACCAGTTGCACTTTCACCAGCGATTGCAGTAATTTTATTTGATGGTAGACCACCGTAAATAGAACCACTTAATAATGCATTAAAAATATAAGAACCAGTATCAATAAATGAACTTACATCTCCTGCTTCTACTCCGTCTGCAACCAAACCAGCATATTCATTACCAGCTTGTTTAGCAATATCTTTTAAAAAATCCATTATATATCATCCTCATTTCTGTTTTCAGAACGAAACTCTTCAAATCCGCCTGGATATCTATCTTTAAGTTTCGCAGTATTAATATCTATTAGTTCTTCAATGTCTGTTCCAAGTGCCATACACCCTTGTGCAATATACCACATCACATCGCCGAGTTCAGATTTTAAATGTCTTACAACATCTTCATCCATCTCTTTACCTTGGAAGGCACACTTCTTAACGATATCGTTAAATTCACCAACCTCACCAGACAAACCGATACTCGCAGTCATTAGTCTTGATGGGTCTACACCTTGTTCATCTATGATTTCCATAGAGTCGATAAAGTCATCTGTGTTTTTAGTTTGGTCACTAGAAACTTCATCTACAAACTCTAAATAATCTTTTAATAAGTCTGTGTCCATTTTCACTTCTCCTATCTTATATAATTACTGTTTCCGATACACCAGAAACAAGACTTTTCATCTTTATTTATTAGTTTTTCCATCATTTCAAAAGACTTAGATTCATAAACCATATCTAGTTCAAATCCTACATTCTTCTTCAATAATTTATTATAAGGGTATTTACCTACTTCATATGAATATTCATAATCCCAAGTTGGGCCTTCTAGGTTTTTGTGTATATCTTTTCGTCTATCAAAACCAAATGGTTGTAGTGCAACAACCTTAAATTGTTTTTGAAACAAACGTACACCCTCAATTACTCCAGTAAATGTCATACCACTTCCAAGTGGAACATATAAGGTATCACAGTCTACATTTTCTATTTGTTCTGCAATTCTACCGATAATTGATGAACGATATCGTTGAGCTGCATATCCAAATAAAACTTTAAACATTGGTCTTTTCTCTGCAAGTTTATTTAAGTTTGCATAAAGAACATTGTTGAAACCTTGAGACTCACTTAACACAACCATTTCAGAACCTAAGTCTGCACACATCTTCATCGCTTTATTCTTGAGTGCTTTCTCTACAGTTGTATTACCAAAACCAATAATTGATTCTAGTCCAAACTCTTCTGCAACTTTAGATACAATGACTGCTTGTGGGGAATGTATAGAACTTGCAGTAGAAATTGTTCCACCACATTCTTCTTTTATATAATCAAGATTTGTTTTTATCAAATCTCTACATTGTCTAATCTTACCACCAGTTACAAAGTCTTCACCATAAGGTGCATACTTATCATCTCTCTTATAGAAGATACCATTATACTCTTCAACTGGAGTTAAACCTTCATCATATTCCATCATGTAAAAAAGTTCTCCAAGGTATTACGTTTGATATGTTTGAAGATATCTTTACTTTTATCTTTACTAAAATACCAGACGTTTTCAATATATATTCTTTTCATAAACTCATCCATTGCAGCTTTATCAAAGTTACCATTCTCATCTTTAAATACAGATTTACCTTGTGGTCTTTGCATAATTCTCATTCCAACTTGACCCATAAAATTATCTTTTAACATATCGACAAGTTCATCACCAGAACGATACCTTTTACCTTTAATCTTTGGGTCTAGTATATTAATCATCATTATACCAGATTCACTCAGAGAGTCAAGTGTTTTCTGCGAAACTGGTAAATAAAAATTATCTCTCCATGATTCGTATTCATTAAACTTGAACCATGATTGTAATTCTTCTTTCTCACCACCTTCATTATATCTTTCTGTAGAAAAATATGGTGGACTAGTAAATGCACAATCTACATTCTTAATCTCATCC